CTGGAATAAGCAGTAATGTAACAACAGTAGCTGGTATATCTTCTGCTGTATCTAGTGTTGCTGGAGTAGCTTCTTTAATTACAAGTGATTTTGTATCTGATCTAAACACACTTGCTACATCTGCAATCGTAGAAGATTTAAATATATTAGCAACAAGTGATATAGTTTCTGATTTAAATACATTAGCTACTACTGATATTGTTAGTGATTTAAATACATTGGCAACAGCCGATATAGTGAGTGATCTTAATACACTTGCAACGTCTGATATTGTGAGTGATTTAAATCAATTAGCAACAAGTGATTTTGTTTCTGATTTAAATGCTATTGAAGCTATTAAAGCAAATGTAACTTCTGTAGCTGGAGTTGCTAGTAATGTTACAACTGTTGCTGGTATTGCTTCAAACGTAACTACTGTTGCTGGTGCTAATTCAAATATACAAACTGTTTCTGGCTCGATTGCTAATGTTAATTCAGTAGGTTCTAATATAGCTAATGTTAATACAGTAGCTACTCAATTAACAAGTTCATCACCTACATTTACTAATACAGTTACTGCATCAGCCTATACAACAAGTGGTGGTGGAACATTTTTTATTGGTAATATGAGTTTTCGAAATACTGGCGTTACAAACACAAGTGGTTCAATTATCTTAGATGCTAGTACTACTATAGATTTAAGAACAAATAGTGGTGAAATAGGTTTATATGATGATGATAGTTATTTCGGAAAAATATCACAAGATGGTAATGGTGAATTAGTAATTAGCTCTGGTTCTTCTGGTGGTGGTGGTGCGCCTGTAACAGCTCTTACTTTCAGTGGAGCAAATTCTTCTTTTAGTGGAAAAATAACAACTGCAAGTAGTGGAATTGAATTTAGTGATGGAACAACACAAACAACGGCAGCTTCTGGTGGTAGTGTCACAACAGGAAAAGCCATAGCAATGGCAATGATTTTTGGTTAGGAGGTAAAAAATGGCTAATCCAAATATAGTTTCAGTAGCAACAATAAACGGTGGTAATGCTGGTTTTAATTTAAGTGCAACTGCAACTGATACATTATTAACAGTATCTTCTGATAAAATAGTAAAAATAAATACTATTATGATTGCAAATGTAGATGGTACTTCTGCTGCAACTTTTGATTTATTTATTGATGGATTAGGTAGTGGTGCAACTGGAGTAACATTAACAGGAGCAGATGCTACAGTTTATTTAGCAAAAACAGTTTCTGTTCCAGCTGATGCAACATTGTCTTTATTAACAAGTCCTATTTATTTAATGGAAGGTGATATTCTTAAAGGTGGTGCTAGTGCAGCAAGTGATTTAGATTTATTTATTTCTTATGAAATACTTGATGATGCATAGGAGATTATAATGTCTTTTACAAGTGGTGTTATAGGTAAAAATATACCAATGTTAATTTCTGGTACTTCAGGTTTATTCAATATTCAACAATGTTATGAGGGTAGGTTAGATAATTCATGGCCTATTCCTTTACCTACTTATACTGGATATAATCCAAGGTTTCATAATGCTAGTACAAATCCAGGTGCTGCGTTTACAAAGGATATGACTTCATCAACTGTAAATATTACTTATCCATCATCATTTCATCCAGATGGTAGTTCAACACAAATTACTGGTCATGCATTTACAGATGCTGGAAATGATTTGTTTGACACTCCTGGTTTTGGTGGATGGACAATATTTATTAATAATACAAATATTACTATTCCTTTTTCTAGTGTTAATCAAAGTGATGGAGAATCTAATATGACCACAGAAGAATTTACTGGTGGTGGACATACATTTGAAATTAAACATGGTTATCCAGATGTTGGTGTTTTTATGTTTCGTCTAAGAAATAAATTTGATTCTATTACTCCATTTAATTTATTATTTGGGGGTTTTGTAGGTTCAGATGGGGGTACAAATAGTAGACACACAACAGTAGATGCAACATTGAATAGTCCTTCAGAAACATTAAGAATACAAATATTTCAAAATGCAGATGCTAATGATTTTGCAAGAACCGAGCAATTTCAAATAGCCGTTATTCCAATAAAAGCATCTGAGTATGGAACTGGCACAAGTACAAATCAGATTTTAACAAGTACACCTACTGGTCCACAAGGAAGTTCATCTCTTGATCCACAACAATTAAAAACAAGCAATATTACTGAAGGACTTACTTTTTATTTAACTAAAGGTAATAACTTAACAAATACTGCAAATTATATTGCAGCAGATTTACAACGAAGTTCATAACAAAAGGAGGACTAAAATGCCAATGGGAAAAGCAACCTATGGTTCAATGAAAGGTAGACCACCTAAAAAAAATGGTCTTACTAAAAAACAAAAGACTTTGCCAGCTAGTCTTAAAAGAAAGATAATGGCATCTAAGAAGAAGTAATGTTTGATCCAGCGTCGATAGCTACTGCAGTTAGCCTATCGACTGCTGCATTTAACAACATCAAGAAAGCATTTGCTATTGGTCGTGATCTGGAAGGTATGTCTGGTGATCTATCAAGATGGATGAAAGCTAGCTCTGACATAGAGCAAGCTGTTAAGTCTACAAAAAATCCTCCCTTTTATAAAAAGATGTTAAGTGGTGATTCAGTTGAAGAAGCTGCCATGAAGAGTTTGGTTGCTCAAAAGACTATGGAAAAGCAACGATATGAATTACAACAGTATGTTAAATTTAAATTTGGTGTCAAAGCTTGGGATGATTTACTCAAGATGGAAGGCAAGATACGCAAACAAAGACAAGAGTTAATCTATAAAAGACAAGAACTAACACAAAAGATTATCGAGGGTGTGTTTGTTGTTGTTCTTGTATGCTCAATTATAGGTTTAATTTTCTTTGCAATCTGGTTAAAGAAGCAACAAGATGTCTGAAAAAGATATTATATTTGTTTTTATTGTACTTTTGTCTTATGTTTGGTGTACATGGTTTGAACCCAAGTGGATACTTATTAAGTGAGAATATATGCCAGCTACAATTATAGATGATTATAAAATATTCCCAAGACTTATGATGCTTGTTGTTACGATACTTACCTATCAAAGTGTTCATTGGTATATGGCATTAGACAATCCAACGATACAACAAAGTGGTTTAGTATCTGTATGTATGGGTGCTTTAACTGGTTGCTTTGGAATATGGATGAACGGAGAAAGAAAGAATGATACTAACAATCGTTAAATCTTTAGGCTCATTGGCATCTAGTTATGTAGATGGCAAAGTGCAAACTCAAAAAGTAAAAGCAGAAATACAAAAGAAACAACTGACTGGTGAGATTGACTGGGATTTGGAAGCTATCAAAGCTACACAATCTAGCTGGAAAGATGAGTGGATTACCATATTGTTATCCATACCATTCCTTCTTTGTTTTATTAATGATGACACAAGGCAGATGGCATTCGCTGGATTTCAAGCATTGGAACAAGCTCCAGCATGGTATACATATTCTTTTGGTGTGGTGATTGCTGCATCATTTGGTATAAGATCAGCAACTAAATTTTTTGGAGGTAAAAAGTAATGCCAGAACCACAAGTCAAAACATTACAAATAAAAAGTACAAAAGATAAATATAAAGAAGCTTCTAAAAAACAGAAAGATAAAGACTTTCGAGAGAAAGAAAAAAAAAGTCTGACCAAATCTATTGGGACTGCTGGACCCAAAGTAAGAGCGGATGGTACGACTAAAGATGATAAACCTACTGCTAAACAAAAAGAAGAGTTTAGACAACAAGAAGAAACCTATCTTACTAAATCACCTGGTACGGTAGGGGATAAGTATTATAAGAATCCAGAGGGAACTGGTACAGGTCAAGGTGGAAGTGGTATTCCTGTTGAAACAAAAACTGCACAAACAAAACCAGCTGAAGTATTTCAACCACAAGAAATAATATATATTGAAATGCCATCATCACAAGATAAGGATGAAGTTTTTTCTTTGAAAAGTTTTGTTGATAAAACACCAGAGAGTTCAACATATATCTCAGAACCAAACAGAATACTGTATAATTCTGGTGGTAGTACAAATAGATTAGATGTAGCACAAACATCTTTTTTTAATTTAGCTGAGGACTTAGGATCATCTGATCCAACCAGAGTTTCTTTTAGTATACGACCAAGAACAAGAGGTACATTGTTTAGAAACTTTGGAATAACTGGTGCAGATGCATCTGTTAATATAGCACTACCAAACAAAGGAAGAAGTTTATTTGGAGGAGATACATAATGTTTAAACTTTCACAAAGAAGTAAAGATAAATTAACTGGTGTAAAGACAGAACTTGTAGCTGTTGTTACCAGTGCCATAGAACACACCACCGTGGATTTCGGAGTAATTCAAGGACTAAGAACTTTGGAAGAACAAAAGGAACTTGTTGCCAAAGGCGCAAGCCAAACAATGCGATCAAAACATTTGACTGGTGATGCCGTCGATCTCATGGCCTATGTTGGTTCGAGGGCATCATGGGAGCTGAATCTCTATGATAACATTGCAGATAGTATGAAGAGAGCAGCAGAGATTTGTGATATAGGTATTCGTTGGGGTTGTGCATGGCACATACCAGATATCAGAGAGTATGATGGTTCAATGCAAGATGCAATGGATGATTATATTGATCTAAGAAAAGGACAAGGTCGTAGACCCTTTATTGATGGTCCTCATTTTGAGCTTTCTCAATAAACTCCATAGCTAATGTAGCATAACCAGCAATATCTTTATATGAATCTTCATGATTAGGCTGTTGTCTTAATCTCATAGCTTTTGTGAGTATCATCATAATGCATACATCCAAGTATGTGAAATTCATATCTTTATATTCTGACCAACACTTAGCTATGGCTCTAAGATTATCAGTTGGATTACCATAGACGTGTTGTCTTTTATCTAGTGTATCTCCAACTTCTCTTAAGAATTGCGCTCTTGTCATTTACATCTCCACTGGTAGGTCATAGTCATATCTATCATAAGTGTCATATCGAGTCTGGTGTATGGCTATGGTGGAATTGGGATACACAAACCATAGCCATACGTTATATGTTATACTAGAGTTAATTGGTGAATGGTTCCGAATCTATTCATAGTTATAAATCAACTCTAGTATATTCCTAATCAATCTTCCATACCTAATGCTTTTTTAGGATTTTTTCTAAACGATTCATTGTTATCTTTATACAGTTTCTTAAGATCAGATTCCCAATCTGATATAGCATCCGCTTTAGTAACCCATCCCCATTGGTTCCATCTTTTTTTATTCCAGATAATATAGCCTTCTCCACATATATCATCCCATTTTAATGTAGCGATTGAATATCTATATTTGCTCATTTTTCTTTCCTAAAATGGTATATCATCATCTATTGGAGTTTTCTTTTCTTCCATATGCTGATATGCACCATCAAACTCAGTTCTCTTTTGCATCTTCTCAGATATACTTAGACTTAGATAATCATTACCATTCTTATCTTTTCTTCTCCATGCAGATATTTTTAATGGAGTATCTTTATTAAATTTTTCTTCGATAGGTCCACCTTTATCTGGTTGATTATCATTTGTCTTTTCATTATTCCAAAGAGTACATAGCTTTGTATATACTTGCACTACCTTTGTACCATTTTTTGTTTCTTCATTTATACAAACAACTCTATGTTCAGTTCCATCAATATCAAGTTTGCCACTCAATATCAATCTATCATTTTGATTGTAAGGCTTAAAGCAAGCACCACTATTTTTATTATCGTATTGTTCTACCATGATTTATTATCCTCATATTTGTTATCATCAAATTTTCCTAAGAACACATCAGCATTAAAACCTAGATGTGATATTGCTTTTGTAAGACCATCTGTAAGTGCCATCTTTGGTGCATCATCATTTGTTTTTGCTTTGGGTGCATCAAGATTTATCATAGCTCTTGCTCCAGCTACAGGTCCAAATGATCCATATACTGTAGTGACAGTAACCTTTGCAATCACCATCATAATATTTCCAAGTGTAGGATAATCATATTCTACAGTGTATGACCAATCACTACCAACTGGACCAAACCTTTCAGTAACATTTCTAATCTGGTGCATAGCATCTATGGTATTAATAGTTTTGCCAAACTTACTTGGTGCTTTTCTCGTATGTGCTGGATTAGTTTTTTCAACTGCAAGCCATAAGTCTAGATTAATTTCATCCAAGTTATTAGTTTTTTTATTCGACATTGTGTATCCCTTCTTCTGGCTCAGTATTATTGATTACGTGTGACCAAAACTTTGGTAATATATTCTTGAGCCTATCAATATATTCTCCATCTTTTTCTATGACCCCACATCTCCATGAATTTCCGTTACCAAAAAAGTTTGGGAAATAACATAAGTTGGTATTCGATAGCCACAAATAAAACTGTATCTGTGGTGTGTATCTATCGATTTGTATATTTAATTTATTAAATGAGCTTGTATGTTTTGCTTCAACAATAGCTTGCATACCTACTACTGAAGCATCTATTGTACCTTTCAATGGTACACCATTCCAATTCATAGTATATTCTTTTTGATAGTTCTCGAGTTCTACATCATACTCTTGTTGAAACACAAAAAGATTATATGGTTCTGTAAGAATACCTATCTGTACCGGGTGATTAAATGATAAATCATCTGGTTCTTTTTGACCAGTCTTGACTAGCCATAGATCGTGCCAATCTCCAGACATAATCTTTGCACAATCTGATCCACCAATAAAGCCTTTACGATTCATGTGTATCCCTTTCAATAAAAAAATTATATTACTTGACTATAAAAATGTAAAGCAATATTATTTTTTTATAACATAATCCATCTTTATAACTCCCTTAGGGCAGCTAACTGCTGCCCTTTTTCTTTTCCTCTTCCCAATCAATATGAAATGATTCAACGACTTCATCTGGTCTGGTAAAATCTTGTGGCACATATGGTAATGAAATCTCTACTTCTTTCGGTTTCTTTAACCATCTATCATGAAATACTTTTATTTTATGGCTGTACTTTTTTATATCCATAATACTCTGTCCTCGGTCTTTGCAATGGTAGTTTCTCTAAATAAAATTCTTCATACTTGTATGTCTTATGACACTTGTATCCCTCGCCATAGATTTTATCTGACCACATCTGGCAAGCTTCTTCCGTATCAAAGTGAACAACAGTAAGTAAACTATATAATATTATTTTATTCATTGAAAGATACCATATTTAATTTATCTAAAAATAAATTTCTATTGTAAACTCTATGTTTTAATCTTTGATAAAATGCTGACCAACTTGGGAACCACTCTTCTTCTTGGGATATTTCTTTGATAACAAAGATTGTAATATCAGCTGGTACATCTTCAAGATTTTGTGCAAGTGCTTTGATACGTACTGTCATATCTTCAACACCACCTTTTGTTTGAACAACACTTGCAAGCCACGTAAGTCTTTGAATTATTTCAGCTTTTGGTAATGGTACCAATGTTTTTAATACTTCTGTTTTTGCTCGAGCAAGTATTTCTTTTGATTCAACATCAAGTTCTAACCTGGCAATACTTGGATCAGAAACTCTACGTCTCAGTTTCTTTATCATTGGAAAATTCTGCAATGAGTCCAGCATATAAGCCATTGACTGATCCGTTAGAATTGGATGTTCGACTTGCTTTAAACTTGTTAATGCTTGTAACTTTTGCTGATCGTTCAGCTTCTCTGGCACACCAGTTATGGTATCCCCTTTCCCAGTCTTTGTATTTCGTTGGGTCTGTGCCAAGATAGTAGTTGATAAACTTATATGTTTCATTGTCATGATTGAGTATCCCCTTTCCATGTTTGCGATCAATCTCTTCAATAGTTTTTTTCTTTGGTTTCCAATCTTCCCTTATAGAGTTATCTAGGTTACTTGATAGGTTAGGGTGCATCTCATGCACTACGTGGTGCATGTCATGCACTACGTGGTGCACCTCATGCACTACCTCTTTATCATTTGGATACAAATAGTATGTATTTGATTTGAAACTATTTCCAGATTTTATTTTTAAATAACCTTTTTCGCTAAGCATTTGTATTCTGCTTTTTACAGTTCGTAGTGCAAAACCTGTTCTCTTTGCAATAGATGTATAGCTTGGATAACATTCACGTGTTTCATTGTTTGCATAATCTGCAAGACAAAGTAAAATAAATTTGCATATACCATCATCAATAGTATCATCACTCCATACTTTAGCCATTAAACTAAAACTCATTAATCACCTCTCCATTCCCTATTCATATTCATCTTTTTAATTTTAAAAAATCCATCATGCTGAGGATATCTTACATGAAAAAGCCTAGCATATAAAGCTATGAAATCATTAGATATTTTAAAATCTGTACCTTTGGTAACGATAGTTGTTTCCCATCTTATTCGATTCACTATTAACCAAGCAGAACATTTTTGATGACCAGCTGCAATAGCAACGAGTGAAAATTTCTCAAACAATTTCCAAACGTGTGGGTTATTTTTATGCCATTCCCACCATTTTTCTTTTAGTGTCATAGGAATAAATCTCCTTGTGCTGGTGGTTCTCCAAGTTCACTAAGTATATATTCTTTTAGTTCGTTGGCTTTAATATACTGACTAGCATCTCTTCTAATTATATGACCAGAGCGATAGCCAGTGCTTGTAGTTGGTAATTTTATAGTATCTTCTGCATAGAAAAGACCATTCTTTTGTTTTACAAACTCTACTTTATTACCTCTGGCTTCATAAGAATAT